TCTCCGATTTCTACTTCAATTTTATCTTTGGGGTTTTCTTTTGGTGTTAGAGAATAGGAGAGCGTATCTATTTTAAGATCGGGTATTTTTGGTTGTGATAATATTTCTGCTTCTCCAGTAAGCATATTATGTATGTGATATGTGGTCTTGTGATGGATTAAAGTAAATACAATCAACGGTCATCGCCCATCCGACAATGCGGATAATGTCATCTGCTCCTGATGGTTGGGTATGAGTCATCCCTCCTGCGGTTGCGGTATCTAGGTACAAAACACTGCCAACAGTCCAGTCAGTCCATCCATCATTTCTAACAACCCCATTCAGGAGTACATTCATCGCTTGGTCTGCATTTTTAGCTTCTGTGGCAATACCTACCATCACGTTCCCTGCAGTTGCTAGAGCGTCAGCGTCAGTTTTCCACCATTTGCCATCTGACTTTAAATAAACCACATCCCACTGTGCTATAGTCTCTCCGGCTGTTAAATCGTTCGTAGCCAATCCTTGGTATAGATCGTCTGAGGCTGGCTCAACTGCAAAGTCAATATTCTGGGCTGCACTTCCTTGGTTGCCTTGGTTTCCTTGACTGCCTTGTACTCCCTGCGTTCCCTGATTACCCTGAGTGCCCTGGGTTCCTTGATTACCTTGATTACCTTGATTACCTTGGTTACCTTGAGTACCTGGATTTCCTTGGTGACCCTGATTACCTTGCGCCCCCGCATTACCCTGTGTTCCCTGGTGGCCTTGGTTCCCTTGTGGGCCGGTATTACCGGTGTCACCCTTAGCCCCCTGTACCCCCTGTGTTCCCTGGTTACCCTGACTTCCTTGTGGTCCAGTTGCTCCATCATCTCCTTGTGGGCCTTGGGGTCCAGCTACAGTTGAGTCTGCACCAGTCGCTCCTTGGACTCCTTGATGACCTTGATTACCTTGCGCTCCGGCAGCCCCCTGTACGCCTTGGGTTCCTTGGGTGCCTTGTGGACCTTGATCGCCATCACTTCCTTGTGGACCAGTATCGCCCGTATCTCCTTTAGCACCTTGGACACCCTGAGTCCCTTGCGTGCCTTGCGTGCCTTGAACTCCTTGGGTTCCCTGACTACCCTGTGGTCCGGTTTCTCCAACTTCCCCCTGGACTCCCTGAGTACCTTGTGCTCCGGTATCTCCCTGGACTCCCTGCGGTCCCTGTGGACCAGTAGGTCCAGTTGTTCCCGTTAAGGTAGCTTTCATGTTACCTACGGTTATCTTTTTGGTAACTGGAGAACTCAACACATCAACAACTATCGGTACTAGATCATTATCTGATATTGTTGTGGTTGCTGTTAGTTCTGTTATTTTTTTTGTAGCCATATTATTGCTGTATTAAGTATTCACCTGCTTCTGTAAGTAGGTATTCACCTAACTCAGTCATGAGTGCATTTGGTATGTATGTTTCGCTTGTTGTTGTTAATGCTCCATCAGTACCTATCGTGACTCTCCAGTATGCCCCGTTACTATCTACCATTAAGTAGCCTGTAACTGGAAAGGTTAAATCTCCTGTTAAAGTTCCACCAGACAGGTCTAGTTTGTCTGCGTGATCGTGTAATACCCCCTTGCCTAATAATGGGTCATAAATATACTTAGCTGCCATTTCGTAACCACCCTTTAAGCCAAAGCCTAAAGAGGGCAATCACATTACTAAGAGTTGGTGATATTTCTGGTGTTTGAGGGATTGAATTGAGCTTTAGTGTCAGCAGTTTGATCTCATCATCCTTCTTGGCAAGCTCTAAAACATGGCTATTTAGCTCATCAACAAGACTTTCTTTCTCAGTTATTGTTTTACGCAGTGTCTCACCCTGAGTGCTAAGGTCATTCCGCAGTTCTTCATTTTCTGCCACCAGTTCCTTGCTAGCCTGTAAAACGTCTGTAAGTTCGGCTCGTGCCTCATCACGTTCCTTCCAGAACTTTGCTCTATCAGCCATACATGCCTCTAATTCTGTTGTCATATTAGCTTTCTTTGGCTTCATCCAGCCAAGCACATTTGTATAATAATGACCGACTTGTTTACAGGGTGAGCCAGTGGGGTAATTCTGATCGAAGGAGGTAAATTTAGTGGCTGTACCTTCGATAAAGATAGAGATATGACCTACGTTATCGGCTGATTTGAATATGACTAGATCGCCTTTACTTGGGATACCAGTGGGGGTATTTAGAATGTAGTCGTAGTTACTGCCAGCTTTAGAGGGGAAGTCTTGAGCGTTGGTACCGATGATGGCTGGCAGTCCTAAACATTCGACAATGTACTGATTACACAAATCGACACATTGATTGACTGCTCCAGTCCCGTAACTGTGATATTCAACAAACTTGCCTGTATATTTGGTGATAAACTCGTCTAGCGTGATCATTAGTGTGTTTTATTGATTAACTCTGATATAGACATAAGCTGAGTGATGATAAAGGTAATAATGCCAGAAACCGCTGAGGTGATTGCTACTAACCACTTGACGTTTACCTTCTGTTCACCTATCCATTTCTCATGCTTATCGACACATTCTTTTAAACTGGCTAGTTTAGTAGCTGTCCCGTCTTTTAAGTCTTTTACGTCTAAAATCATCTGATCCATTTTCGTATCTAAACGTATTAGCATGTCCCTGTCGTCACGGTTAAATTCGTTAGTTTCGGTCATAGTTGAGCAAAAAATAGAGATTTTGTCCCAAATTGATAAATTGACCATATTTCGCTCGGTGTTAAAGCTCTATTAAATACAGCTACATCATCAATAATTCCTGATGTATAGCCAATTAGTGAATTGTCCCCAGCATTAAAACCGCAACCAATAGTTGTATTGTCAAAATTATTAGCTGAGCCATTACCAGTTGAGGATACTGGGCTTTCTACTGCCGATCCATTAACATAAGCAATAATGTTAGAAGTATCATAAGTAAGTACAAAATGATAATAATTATCTGTACCTAAAGTAATCTCATGATAGATATTTTCCTGACTTACCCCTTGCTTTAACCTAGTAAACTGTAACCTCCTTGTACCAGAATTATATGAATAACCTATAAAGTGGTTGACATGAGTTGCAGCATCACCTTTACTAAATAAAAGATAAGTACCCGTGCTTATTTCAGCACTAGACTTAAACCATAATGAAGTAGAGAAAGCACCACCGCCAATCCCTAAATCACTTGCAATAGTAAGGGATTTATTAGAATTTGATGACCCAAAATCAGCTCCTTTTGTAAATTTAGCGTTATTGAATGCAACTGTATTATTATTGGTTAAAGTAAATCCTCCAGTAGTTGCGCTTGTATCCTCTAACTTCCAATAAGCTACTAAATTTGCATCTGCGGCTAGTGATAATGTTGATAATTCAGGCATATATTTTAAGCAAATTTACTAATCATTCCATAATAAGCAGCGCCATCATAGAAAATTACTGCTATATTCATCTTATTTGCGGTTTTGGTGTAATAACTCGTTCCCCACGTTATCCCATCCTGCCAGACAATAGTATCTGCCCAAGTAATCGTATTTGTTCCAGAACCATCCTGTAACAAATAAAGCGTTAAAGTCTGTCCTGCTACTGCATCTCCAAAAGTAATAGTTAAGTTTTCATCTAAAGTTAGTTTCTGTCTGTCGCCATTTTTCCAAGAGACTGTTTCGGTTGCCCCTACCGTGCCACAATCATAAATACCTGTTGCTTTGACAAAGGCTGCTTTACCTGTTAAACCAAGCGGTATCTTGTCATCATCCCCTGTAGCACTTATCACGGGTGCGTTACCTGTGGCTGCGTTGGCTACGGTAATTTCGTTGACGGCTGAGGCGGTAGCTGGGGTTTTGATGATCTCGTTACCATTGCTGTCATTGATAGAGGTGGTGACTTTAGGGGAGGTTAAGCTATGTCTGCCAGTTTGTAAGTGTTCAACCAATAATCCATCTATTAAGTCGTTTTGGTCTTGTTCGCAAGGAATATACTCAATAACACATCCTGATAAATGAGCTCTCTCCGTACCTTCAACTGCTCTGGTATAAGCGGTAAAGTTACTGTCTACAATAATTCCCGTTATCCGTTCCATGTTAGCTGCCGGTAATGCTGCTCCAGTCTGGTCTACTCTGTCAAAAGTAAGGGTAATTTCCGTGTCAGTCGGCAGTCCAGCTACGCTTGAGAGCGTTATGGTGTCGCTGGTTCCGGTACCAATTCCGGTTACTAATGTGGTAGAAAAGAGTGATTTCCCTTTCCTGAAATAATGAGCTTGTGCCATATATATCCTCCTTTATTAAGATAATTTCCAAGATGAGGGCGGTACTGTTTGTACAATCCGACCTTCAGCCATAAGTCCTAAAATAGTGGCTTTGTCAGCCATGCCCGTTGTCGTAACTTCAAACTGAATATCCCGTAGCCGTTTGTTAATTTTTAGATACTTGATCGTTGAGGCATCTTCAAAGGTAGTGGGTACTCCGGCTGTAGTGCCTAGTTGAACAGACCCTAATGGGTCCCAGCCTAGACCTGAGCTAGCAGTTTCCCTAGTGATTGAGCCAGAGACTAATGACTGGAAGTTAGTTGATTTCTGAGTACCGTAAATGTTGTAATTGACCGTTCCCTCGGCATTACCTAATCTAATATATGACCTTCCCATCTTGGCAAACTGAGTCCAGTCCTCATCTATGGGAAAGCGGGGAGAAAGGTAACGGGTAGGGAAGGCCTGTCCTAAATACCCCTGATACGAGGGGGATATTTCAAACATATACCCGTCTGTGGTCATGGAGCCTAAGAATTTAACCGTTCCCGTGCTTTCGGTAAACTCTCCCAAAAGAGTAGAGCCAAAACCCCAGTCCCGTACCCAAGCTAAACGCTCTCTGTCGTAGTAAAACGTCTTGTTAGGGGTTGAAAAGAATACCTTGCCGTTTTTATAGTAGGCACAGGTCTTTTCTACATCTGCGTTGGAGATTGACTGGATAAAGGTTCTGACCTTAGCTGATAGTTCATTGGTTCTTAAAACCGTTGACATGACGTTTGGTTCGTTGCCAAACACAAATATCCCCTTACTTGAGGTTAAGTTCGTAGTCTTAGTCGGTATAGGATCAAAGAAGTCGTAAGTAGAGTTGTAGGTTAAATTGACTGACCAAACAGAACCCCTGCCTCCAGTTAAGAAAAAAGCATCATTTTCTACCTGTATCAAAGCTCTGGGGGCAAAATATGAAGATGAATAAAAGATATAAGGTAGTCCCTGAAAGTCAATAATCCCTGCGGTTCTGTTTTTGCTTCCCTTTTCAATATCTATCCAACCTCCACCATACGCATAAGAGAAGATACCTAATCTGATACCCTTACCAGTAAAATATACCCTCCAAGGATTATCCACATCACCAGTTCCCCATAATCTGTTACCTGATACGGTCATGTACCTGAACTTAGGTCCTCCAGTCGTACCATGTCCATCAGGATCATTACTATCGCCTTCTGATGGAACAATATATGGATTGATCGCCATTGAGCCATCATCAACGAAGGTGGGGCTATCCATTTGGGCTATATCAGTAACCTTACCCTCATAACCTGACTCAGTGCCTAAGAAAAAGGTATAGTAGGTGGCATTAGTAACTTTATCCCACGTCCAGGTAATTTTCTCTCCGGTTGTCCACGAGTCTCTATCTTTGTTGATTGTTTTTGATACTTCCACACTTCCTACTGTTTCTCCTATTTCATTGTGAGCTGTTACTTCGGCATATAATGTATAATTTCCTGTGGTTAGGTTCGATAATGCTCCAGCTAAATTGACTGGAGGGACAAGAGCCGTGTAAGTTGTAAATAGTGTTCCATTATATCTAGCCAGTGAGTCTTGACCGTTGCAGGCATATAAGTAGGAGCCTATCTGTAGCGCATTTACAGGATACCCGGCAGTAGGTGTGTATCCTGAAATCGTATCCCATGAGTCCCCATTCTTGCGTCTGGCTAGGCCATTAGCAAAGATAATCAATTCTCTGGTTCCATCAGCTTTGCGGTATTCTACCCAGCCATCTACAATAGTTCCCCCTGCATCACCACCATAATAGTTAGTTCCCCAACCTTTAGTCGGTACTCCATCTTCAATCAGCATCATGTTTTTAAGTTCTACCGCTTCATTTGGTTTGAGCTTGGTAGCTGATAATAGATCATTGATACCACCATCCACTTTGTCTATCTGGATATTGATTTTCTTAACTTTGGCTTTGGAGGTTCTACGGACAGGTAGCATACCTTATCTTCCCCACCGGTTTGAGCCGGTTGTTGGTATTTTGTTAGACTGGTAAGCGGGTGTAGCTTCGTTTCTTGTCTTCATCTTGTCTAGGAAAGATTGAGCCATAGACAGGTCTAGTTCTTCTCCGGCATTGGCTTTTAAGTGAGCCAGGGCAAAGTAGACTGCAAATAATGGTTCGCTCATTTCAAATACACTAGAGGTGGTGGTTAATTGGGTAGCGGTTTTGTAGTAGTCATAAGCAATCGTTTCGACTGCTGAAGGGGTAGGATGAAGGTTAAGGTGATAGGTTGCGCTGGTGTTACCGGTAATGTAGTAATACTGCTGTGTCGTATCGGTTGAGGTTACAAATTGTAAGTCCCTCACATCTTTGAATGGATAATCGGTTGATCCAATTCTAACCGTCCCAGCCATCCACCTAAAGGCTGCTGGCACATCGTATTGAGAGGTACTGGCTACTGTAGCAGTAGCCCCATCTGCTGGGGTTGTAGCGGTTAAGGGCACAAATAGCTCTCTCCATGCTTCCTCCTCACCTTCCCAGATATTGATAGCAGCGTTTAACAGTCCTCTACGGGTTAAATACTCGGCATCGGTTACTGCTGGTGTGCTTACATCTCCTTCAAAAAGCGTATGGAGTAAGGCTTGTGCTTGGGCTTCGGTCATAATTTTAGGCAACAAAAAAGCTCCACACCTATCACTAGGTTGGAGCTCTGTTTATACAGTCACTCGTTAATTAGCTATGTAATACCACAAACTCAGGCTTTTTTCAAGCTTTCTTTGTTTTATCCGTCACTATCCTGATGTTTTTAGGTTTCTTGATCTTAACTGCTTTCATTTTCTTTTGGGTAGCTTTTTTAAATCCTTTAAGCTTGATTTTGATTTGCTTAGGCTTTTTAATACTGATCTTTTTACGCTTACCGCCTCCGATACCTTTACCTGTGGGCATGGGAATAGGGGTTTGCTTAACAGTAGGAATTGATACCTGTTTCATGGGGGTAGGTTGAGTTGTGGGTTGGGTTACTGGCATTTCTCCCATTAGTTTAACGATTTGCTGATAGCCAACATCTGCTGGTATATCACCTCTGCGGATAGCTGATTTGACATCATTAATCTGGAATTTAATCGCATTCTGTTTACTGATATTAGCTTTTATCTGTTCTGTCTCTGTCTTTTTCTCCCCTCCCATAAACCGCCTCAATACAGGTGTCCTGTTTATCTCTGCCCCTTGTGTATTCTTGGCACTGACATACTTTTTATCAATGAATGGCTGGCTTGCCATTTCACCAATTCTAACCATACCACCACCATAGCTTTCAGCTAAGTTTTGCAGTAAGGCTGGAGATTGGTTAGTCTTTTGACCGATCATTCTAAATACGGGTGAAGTGTAGTTGCTGTCCTGATATCCTTTAGGTAGGCTCTTTTTATACTCAGGCACAAGATCATATCCTGTATAAAAGTCTTTGTTCATGGCATTTTCAACGACTGGATTGATTGCGGTTGGTATTAAACCTCCTACATTATCAATCGGGCTAAAGCTCTTTATGAGTGAGGCCACTGATCCGGCAATATTCCCGCCCTTACCTCTAGCAAAGTCTAGGTATGTTTCAACTGGGTTGACCACTTTAGCAATTTCAGACTTGGGGATTTTAAGGTAATCAACTCCGTTCTTGGTTTGGGGAAGCATGAAGATGAAGTTATCCTCTTTATCCCGTTTAGACAGTATCCGTTCATCGTTATATCTATTGCCTCGTTCTCCGCTATTGTTCCAGGCATATAAAGCCATTGCGGGGGCTAACATCCCAAATCCCCATCTTACTACAGCCCTTCCAGGTTCTTTTTTAGCAGTTCTAAGCATCCGATCTACTCCTTGCACCCTGGCATTAAGATACGCATAAATTGCGTTGATATTAGTCATCTTAGAACCCCGTCTGGCAAAGTTTACCGTGCCCTCTTGAGCCCAGTATGCAGCTTCTCGCAAAGCTTCTTCCTGAGACATTCCCTGTTTTAGTGAGCGTTTATACGCATCTTCAAATACCGCTATTCTGGTGGGTTGCTCTGATACCTCAGACAGCATTTCAAGACCCCTGACAATATCTTTTGGTGATTTGATACTAAAGCCCTTTCCAGCCAGTTCTTCGGCTGTTTGCTTGAGATAGGGTCTATTGATTGATATTCTTGAGGTTTTACCGCCTGACTTGAGAAAGTCTTTATATACCTGATCTTGTTTGAGAAAGTGAGCCAGTCCAGATACCCATTTGAGAGGATTAACACCTGCATTGAATAAGGCTGACTGTGTATCTCTGGATACGTTGGGCATCAAAAACTCTGGATTGACACCTGTAGTCATGGTCCTGAATAGATCAGTAGGTACTTTGAGGATTTTAGTTAATGTTACTAGCTGTTCCTCACTCATTCCCCTTGCTGCATCGGCCACTTCTTCCGGTACGTTATAGAAAACCTTTTTGCCATTCTCAAATACACCAATGGTATTTTGTTGGTCAGATTTCAAGGCTCTAGTTATTACGTTTGGCATTTCTTTTCTCAGTCCCACAATAGTCCGTGCAACTTCCTGTCGTCTGCCCAAAGATACGAGCTTATATGTGTTTTCCACAATCGACTCAATAGGATCAACAATTTCCTTGTCTGAACCCTTGATACCATAAATGACATTCTGCTTTCCCATTGATCCGGCACCACGTTTGACTGGTATGCCTAGAAACTCATCCACCTGATCCATGACCCGTTTCATAGGCACATAAAACTGGTTATTCTTACGCATTGCCTGGTAGCTTGCTTGAGACATAATACCCGTATCAACCAAGTATCTCTTAACCATTTCATCCTGATAGCTATACAGTTTTTGAAGGGTTGCACCTAACTCCTGCATTTTTTGTGGACCTAGTTTACTGGTTAGTGCTTGTAGTTTTTGTTGGGCTAATACCTGTTCTGGGCTTCCTTTAATTCCTCTACTTGATAGCTCTACATCCCGCATGGCGATAGCTGCCTCTTTAAGATCAGTGATATTCTGCTCTTTCAGGATAGGTGATAGTTCTTGTTGGAGGTGGTAGTTGGCAGTTGAACCCGATCCGTAGTAGCCTGCGATTGCACGTGCAGTTTCCTTATCTTTGCCTGCTACTTTAGCTAGTTTTGAAATTGGATGGAACCTGTCAACAAATTCGGTGTATAATCGATCAGTAACTTTATATGATAAATCCTTTGTCTGGTTGCCTCCAAGATTTTGAACTGACTTGTTTAATTTTGGTGGGATTTGTCCTCCTCCTGGCAGTCCCGTTTGTGGGTTCACTGATTGCGATGGTTTCACGGATGGTTGTAACACGCCAGTCTGTGTCGGCTTGGTTGAGGGCAGTTGTGGTTGTTGCGTTACTAATGATCCTGTCTTTCCTGTTTTCACCAAAGCATTCTGGTTTTTAACCGCCCCGCTTACTGGTTTACCACTTAGATCATCCAATATTGACTCCATGCCTTTTATTTTTGCGTCAACTGTTCCCTGACTATCTACCCGTTCAAGAAGTGATTTATACAGGTTATAGCCTTGTTTGTTAGCTTGTTTTTCCATGCCTTCCATGTTGTAGCCTAAGTATGATTTTCCATAAGCATCTGTGACTTTGAGGTTTTTACCAAGTTGTCCAACTGGTCGCTGACTGGTTCCCTGTGCCATCCCGCTTACTGGTGCTGCGTTATTTTCTCCTACTACTACTTTATAATTACCTTTTTTATCAAATATTACCTGCGCTGCATTCTCAGTCTTGGCTAAATATCCCAACTCTTTATCTCCTACGTCCCAGGGGACAATATCTACAAACTTACCGTATCGTTTAGTAAATTCAGGTTTAACGTACTTATTAATATTAGTAACTGTTTGATTTAATTCTTGCTCTATCCCGCTTACTGGTGATGGGGGGGTAGAGGGGATTTTTACATCAGGACCCTCTCCCTTTCCTTCCATCCAACCTCTACCAGTCTCAAAACCACCATATGTATCTAGGTGTGTTTGAACTATTTTTCCTAATTCATCATATTGCTTAGCTATTGATTTTTTCTCTATTTCTGTAATATTTATATTCTTTTTTCCACGATACTTAGACTCTAATTTCCACATTTCTTTTAATGCTTTTCGTGCTTCTGGTTCAGATATTTTTTTATCTTCAACCCATTTATTTCGTACTTTTGATGTAGGTATGTCGCTTACTGGTGCTGGGGGGGTGGAGGGGTTTATTTTTGTTGATAATTGTGGTATATTAGAATTATATGTCTGATTTTCTATTTGCCTTAATTGTAACTTCTCCTTGTTGGTTATTTCTACTTTGGATAATTTGGTGGCCTTTGGGGGGATACCAATGGCTTTGTTATCAAATGAAACAACTTGGGTATCGGGTAAATTATCAATTGCGCCACTTGCTCCATTTGCACGCCTAATCACAATTCCATCATAGCCTTGTTTTTTTAATTGTTCCCTTAATGTTATAACTGGTTTATTATTTCCTTGTTCCAACATTGATCCGTTGACACTTTTTGTTTCCCATAACTTTCCATTTTTTTCAATATCAGTTAATAAATCTTCAAAAGATTGATAAACTTTTGGTTTTTTAAGCCCCACATTTGTTTCAATTACTCTCCCTTTACCGGTTCTAAAGTTTGCGATATTTTCTGCATTTTTACGATTGTCAGTAAACCATGTTCCCAATGCTCCTAGTGGCTGGCTGCTTTTTTCACCAGCCAATGGATTAAATTCTGTAAACTGTTTATCTGTCCCGTGATAGAGTTTTTGTGATATGTCGCTTACTGGTGCTTGTACGACAGGTTTGGATTGTCCTTCTCCAGAGTTAAAGAATTTAGCCAGACTACCACCTTCAAGTTTTCTAAGGTATGGTGCTAATTCTTCTACTGTTTGTGCTTTTTGTATTGCTGTCCTATCCACTTCATTAAAAGTGCTATAAACATTTAATAGTCTTTTTTTGACATCTGCTAAATCTTTTACCCCCCCTGGTGCTTGTACGTCTTTGGATAAGCCTAAATCTAAACGAACCCTTCCACCTTCTCTCACGTTTCTAGGTAGACTATTGTACTCATCTACCTTTTTACTCACATAATCTAATAGTTCTCCTACGGTACTTTGGATGCCATCCCTGCGTACCTGGTAGGCCTTAGCATCAATAGCTGATCCAACCTGTTTTATTTTCTCTCCGGCTGCAATCTTGCCATACCTCAATTCAAAGTCTAGCTTTTTGACAAGGTTTTGGTATTGCTTGTCATTTCTTAACTGTTTCATGACTAGTCCCAATACCTCCCGACCGGCTTGTATTCCTCCACCAAGTGCAAATGAGCCTAGATTTTCCATTCCTGTCTGTGGTCTTTCGTTGTTGATAAGTGAAATAAGATTATCTTCAAGCGTATTCATCAATCCGGCTGTACCTACTTTTCCAGTAGCTTTAATTATTGCGTTTCCTTTTACTCCACCAAGTAACTTCTCCGTAAGGGGATTGCTATACCTAAGCAGGCCAGAGAGCATAGGAGCACCTCCTACTGCCTCTCCCATAGCGGTAGGCACATCTTGACCTGTTAGTTTAGCAATGGGAGCTGATAGGACTGTTCCTAGAGCTGCGTTAGTTGCTACCAGTCCAGGTTTAGCTAGTCCAAGTCCTGTTAGGGCTGTACCTGCACCAGATAAGCCTGTTTTTACTGCAAGAGGTGCTATAGTTTTCTGGTACTGGTTGTACTGGTCAAACTGTTTTCGGTTCTTATACGATTGATCCATTAAGGGCTTATATAAGTCTTTTCTGCCTGATAACTGAGCATCCATGATGTCAGATTGGAGTTTCAGGCTTTCCAAAGCTTTAGACTGTGCCTGATTGCCTGCATATCTCACCATTGGCATGGCTTGAAGTGATTTGAATGTTCCACCTACCGCATTGACAATAGGAGTAGCTATCTTTTTGACGCCAGCATACGCACCCCTAGTAAAAGGCTGTGCATTTATGTTTGACTCCATCGTTTTTATATTGGTTGGAGAAAAAGTAGTCTTATACCCGTACAGATTATCACTAATACCTCTTTGTACGTTAGCCAGCGTTTGGGTAGTCTTTTGCATCGCCTGACCCCGTATGTTCTTGATGGTGTCATCAACTAACTGTTTGAGGTTCATACTAAGCTCCGGGCTGTTGGTAACCCTGTGCGTAAACCATCTGGCCGTTCTCATCTATAGTGTAGGCTCTGCCAAATGGGTCAGTCTGCCAAGTAGTTTTCTTGGTTGGATTGACGACATAAGGCCCGTACTGCAAGGGTTGTCCGGTGGCTGTAGCTAGGTCTGCTGCCTGTGATGGGCTCATCTTGCTCATATCCCAGCCATAGTTAGCTGCTGGTGCATATTGACCTGCAATCTGTAACTGTTTCTGGTAATCTTCCAAAGCACCTTGTCTCTGCATCTTCCAGGTATCAATGGCTTGAGCGTATTGTCTGGTTTGATCGTCTATGGCTGCTATTCTGTTTCTTGCCCAGTTTAGAGCATCCATTCGCATATTCCCCTGCATCTCAGCTTTTTGGCCTCTGATTGAGTTTTCCAAATCCCTCATCTGTTTGGCTACCTCTAGTTTCTGGTTAGCAACCCAGTTACCTATTTTCTGTTTCTGTAATCCCCACTCATTCTCAACATCAGCTACCTTTTGCTGGATTTGAGATAGAGCAGAGTCACGTTGTGCCATGATTGCAGCTCTATTTTTACCTTCTTGTTTGGCTATAGCTCCGGTGACTGCGGGAACGGCTGATGAGTCTCCCCAGATATTACCAGCTGATTGCAATAGTTGTCCTGTACCTTGGGCTAAGTCTCTTAGGGATTGTGAGCTGGTAGTAACTTGAGCTTGTTTGGTTTGGTCTAGTGCTCCCAGTGATTTAGTTTTACTGGCCTCTGCTTCTTTCATCTGGTCATTACCATAGAGGTCAATCTGTTGTTCTCCTTGTTGCTGCATTGAGGGGATACCACCGATGCGCCTGTCTAGCTCGTCAAATATAGGCTGGAAGGCTCTTTGGGCTTCCTCTATTGCCCCATCTACCGTTGGCCTGCCCGCGTTGGGGTCATAGGTAGGAGTAGGTATACCAGTATTTGGTGAGCCAGTTGGTGCTGCTCCACCACCTCCGCCACCGCCTCCACTAGACCAATTATTATTACCAAGAACTGCTTGATTGAGATAACTTACTTGCGGTTGTTGATTGAGATAACTTACTGGCTGTCCTGCTGTACTTCCATTTAAATAACTTACCGGCTGTTGAACACTTGGTCCCCATGTTTTATTAAAGTTATTCGTATTCTGAGTCATGCTTAATTGTGACTTTGGGGTTGGTTTATCCCATAATGATGCCATATATACCTCCTAAAAATACCTAGCATTAATAATAATTTATGAATAACTTAAATTAGTTAAATCTTTCGCTACTTGGCTGAATTTTCCCTCATCTGCCCAAGTTATTACTGTTGTCCCTGATACTGAGCTGTCTATCTTTTGAGCCTGCCATTTGGCTGTTGCTTGCGCTGTTCCTGGCGCTGCTTTGGCTACATAGGTCACATCACCTATTGTTGTTACTTTGGTTGCAAAGACTGCTCCGCTGGTTTTTTTAGCCACAAATGAGTCAGTGATCGGGTCGTACTCATACTGAGCTTTACGACTAATCCCATACGTCTTGTCAAAGTCGTAGTTATCAATCGTCTGGGATGAGAGTTCTGTTTTTGATAAACCTTTATCTATAGCCATATTCCTTCTTTCTTTAAGTAACCTTCATGGACTAATAGTTCTAAATCCCTGGCATTGTAGTCCTTGCCGTAAGCCACTGCGTAGAGTTTGTTTAACACTTCCCGTCTGGCTTTCTTTTCCTGTCCTACCCGCACCTTGTCAAATGCCCTGATAAACCCAAGTATTCTCTCTTTTGGATTTTCTTCATCTCCCGTAATCCCCAGTCTCTCTTTTAGCTCTTTAAACGTCTTGCTGTAGTTTTCTACTGTTAGCTTGTTATTTTTAGTTTCCAGTTCGTCTTTGATAAAGTTGTCTATCGTGTCTAACTCTTCTTTGTTATCCCAGACATCGTATGAATAGCTCTCTACCTCTCCTAGTTCCTTAGCTATCACCGGATAGCCTTGTTCAGTCTCAAAACTATCAATCGGTTGGTTATCAATTACAGGTGCTTCCTGTTCACTAAATCCCCCGTCAACTCTTGGCTCTAAGGGTGTGCTTTCTATTGGTTCGCTCTCTTGAGCTGGTAAGCTGATGGGTTCAGGCACAAAAAAACTCGCCTCCCCCATAAGGGTTGGCGAGCTCCGATTATTCAGTTACTCGTTGCCTATGTAATAACATAAACTCTGCTTTTTGTCAAATATCTTTCAAGCCTACCGCTTCGGCATGGGTTAGTTCCCTGATAGCTAAATTGCTATCTATCGCTCCTTTAAGGGTTGGCATATCAATACCTAGCTGTTTAGCAGCATGGTAAAAGGCTTGGGTATCTTTAGGAAAACATGATCCACCCCAGCCGACCTTACCATCAGGACCAGGGATATCAGTGTGCATGGCATTCACCCAACCTGATGCAATCACCGTTTCTTTGACCGTGTTGTAGTCAATCCCTAGCTTAGTACAGACTTGGTATATCTCATTTAAGAAACTTAGTTTAGTCGCATAGAAACAGTTAGCAGCATACTTGCATACCTCTGCCTCTAAGTGGGAGACCAAAAAGTGAGGAACAGAAGCCATTGACTCCACGCTGTTATATAGTTTTTCTACTGCCTTGCAGTCCTCATGATCTCCACCTAAAACAATCCTTGAGGGGTACATAAAATCTAAGGCTGCTGTTCTATCGGTTAGGAACTCTGGATTGTTGACTATATGTAAATGAGGATACATGGTTTTGTACCTTTGAGCGGTGCCTGGAATAACGGTTGATTTAATGACAATATATTTATCGCCCCCGTCAGTACAGGAAGCTATCTTACCCATTACTTCATCCATGATAGAAAGGTCAATTGTCTTATCTTCTTTCACTGGTGTGGGCACGCCTAAGAATATGTAGGTACTATCCCTGACCACCTCTCCCAGTGAGTAGGTAGTGTCATGCTTTGAGTAGTATTTAACCTCGGCTACCTCTTTAAAACCATTGGCTACTGCCTGACCAACCACCCCATAGCCTATGATCCCAACTTTAAATTGTTTTTTTAAGTTCATGGATTAAAAGCTGTTCCAGTTGTTTGGTTGACTCTAGCCAGTCTAACTTCTCAACTGTGGCAAGCCCATTTTTAATAAACTTATTTCTGATCTCCTCATTTTCTAGGACGGTTTTAACCCCGTACGCTAAATCACCGGCATTTCTGGCAGTTAAGAAACAATTCTCCCCATCCCGTGCATACCAGGTATTACCGCCAGAGTTACTCATGACAACGGGTGTACCGCAAGCCATCGCCTCAAGTCCTGGCTGGTAGTGTCCTTCAACAATAGGAGCTCCAATAAAAACTCTGGCTTTGGAGTATTCAGTAGCCAGTTCAGATTGGGGTAAGTCTTTAGGAGCAAAGTTAGTTAGTTTCAGTCCCAGAAGTTGAGCTACCCGTTCCATGTAGTCAAGTCCCTTTTCCGGTCTATCACCAGGGGAGCAACAGAGTAGGTCGTATTCTTTTTCAACTTCTACCGGGTGAAACAAGGTGTGGTCTAAGCCTCCCAAGATAACAGGAGGAGTGAAGCCATACATCATAGAAGCCATCTTAGCTGTCCAGGGGGAATTAGCGATAATGAAATACTTTTGAGCGTAGGCATCTTTCCAGGGCATTGACTTCATGTATGCCCCCTCAAATCCTAACCAGTAATAGACTTTTAACCTCGCGATAATCCTATCCATCGCTACCCAAACGGGTGCATGGTTAAAGATGGCAATATCGTAGTCCCGTCTGTCGCCTACATGGATGACGTTGGCTTTACACTCCATCCAGTCACAGGTAAGGGGAGTACTATCTAAGACCATAATCATGTCAACTTCATGGCCTAACTCAACTAAGTGGTTAGAAAACTCAATCATCCGCCTCATGCCACCTGATATCTTGAAATCCTCCTCAATTAGCGCAATCCTCATAGTATTTGATGGTTAATTTAATAACGTCTGTAATGTCGGTATATCTGTATGGATAAGGGTTAGAAGAAACAACCTTAGATCGTAAGCTCTCACCTGGTCGCATAGGAACCTCTATGATATTTGAATGGCTATGAGCTAGTTGAATTACTTGCTCTGCAATCTCATAGACTGGTAAACCTATCCCAGTCCCAGCTTCAAATATCTGACCCTTAACTCCCTTTTCTGTTTCTTTTAAGACCTGGATTAGTACCCCCGCTACATCTCCGGCATAAACCAAATCCATCAACCCACAGTTATCCCTGCCTCCATAAACTGAGATATCTTCATTTCTAATTGCCTTGTTGATAAAGGTAGGCAGTATTTTATTTATCTTGCCCCATTTCTGACGGGGACCAATAGCGTTAAAAGCTCTGACTACATTAACTCTGGTATTAAAGTTTTGGGCATACATGATCCCATACCTCTCGGCAGTGGTTTTGCTAATAGAGTAGGTGTTGTTTTCAAAGTGATTACCTACGCCTATAAGGACACAGGGGATATCGAAGTTATCACAAGCATTAAGGACGTTAAGTGTGCCGTTGATATTGACATCATTCATGATCTTAGCTTGCCTGATGTTTTCAGAGGTCCCTAACAGTCCTGCTAAATGAATGACTCCATCACAGTGTTCTATAGCTCCGTATATCCCAGCATCATCCCTGATATCAGTGTTGTAGATAATACAGTTATCAAGTAAAGGGTTTTCTTCACTATGCCTGACAGTAACAATAGGCTGTATACCTTGACGCTTTAATTCTTCGATCACATATCCAGCTATGTAGCCATGACCACCGGTGACTAAGACCTTCATAGTTGCCCCCATTCTTTACCTTGATTAGCTACTAACTCTATGCCTTTGTCATATAAGGCTCTGTTTTCTCTCTCTGTTGCCTGACGGTAGGGGTATATCTCGTGATAGACATGGAGTATACCTGTCTTGCCCTCAATCCATCTCTGTTCTACACAATCCATACTTGATCTTCTCAATATTTCACAGTCAAAATACCCCCATCCAGTATATCTCTCATCAAACCCTCCAACCTTTTTAAGCCAATCGACTGATATAACTTGCAAAGAGCCTGGGGCTGCGTGGGTTTCCCCCCGTCTAGCCCACTTGTCAAAGTCTTTATCATAGTCAATACCTGGAACATTACTATCAGGGGGTAGGTCGTAGCGCATACACATAAGCAAACTATTGGGATTTTGGGTTAAGGTGTCCTCAACGACTTGTAATAAGTTGTGTTGAGGTCTGATATCGGCATCGGTAAAGACTAAATAGTCTGCTGTGGTTTGTTTTATAGCTACATTCCGACTTCTGGATGGTGAAAAGACATTGGTATCACCAGAAAAGGTATCAAAATCAGTTACAATTACCCCGTCTGGTATACGTTGCTGTTTATTCCATAACTCTACCGCTTCATCTAATCGCCATGTATCTATCTGTTTTGAGTAGGGGATGTGTATATCTAGTTTCATGTAAATGCCTCCAGTGCAAAGGTATATTCTTTATCGTGGTATGGTTCGGTGTAGGGTATTTCTTTGATATTCTTAAATCCGGCATCTTTTAGGACTGTGGATAGGTGTTCAAAGTCCCAGCACTGCTTGTGGATATCATGTTCAACGGGAATATTGTGTTTAGCTCCATACAAGTTCTGCTGGACATCGTGCCAGTTAGCACTGACTCGTACTTTCTGCCAGTCTGGTTGGGCAGCGTATAACCTTCCCCCTGGTTTAAGGACTCTAAACAGTTCTGGTAATACCTTATTTATCAAATCTGGTACATAAAAATGCTCTATGATGGCACTGGCGTGGATTTCCTCTACACTATGGGCAGTCAAAGGTAATCCGTTTCTGATATCAGCAACAATATGGGCACTGGTAGGGTCAGCATCGACATTGACATAACCTTTAACCGGCCACTTACCACCTGCTAGGTCTAGTTTTAAGGGTTTAAGCTGTGAGTAGTAGTACCAGTAAGTATCCAGCCAGTCTTTGGCGTGGTCAGCCATTGAGTAGTTGTGCCTGACATCTAAGTAAGCCTTCATCCCTATTTCTTCCCGTAGTTGGCGGTTTTCTATAAGTAGAGATAGTTGATTATAAAAGTCGTCTTGAGTGGTGGCGATCAATCCTCCATCAGTTACCGTTTCAGGATAGACAGTAGAGGAGTAGACCCCAGGCAATCCGCAGATCCCGTACTCTAAGTATTTGAGGTTACTTTTGCACTGATTAAAGGGGGTATTAAGTAAGGGAGCTACGGCAATATCAGCCCGTAAAGAATGCAGTTTAGAGGGCCATACCTCAACCGGAACACCATCGATGTACTCACTGTTGATATCATTAAATAGGGGTTGTAGCTTAACGTCACCTGCATAGATGAATTTAAGGTTGGGATACTTCTTGCATAGTTTATGAATGACTGGTGAGATAAAGGCCATGTCATCCCTGTGGGTAGATGATCCAGCCCATACAAGTCGTACTTCATTGGAATAGTTTTTAAGGATAGGCATATCCCACTTTTCCATATCCAAACAGTTGGGTAAGACTACAATCGGCTTAACTGTCTCGTGTTCTAGCCAGTCTGCGTTCTATCTCTTTGGCTAGGTGTGGCGTGGTAGTGGTAATAATGTCTGAAACTCCACACAAGACCTCAAGCCAGTGTTCAGCCTCTAAATCCTCGTGTTCTTTGGCAAATGGATTGTCAGGGTTGATATCAAAGGCATCGTCAAGTTCTGCTACCATCAACTTACCTGTTTCTCTGGTGTACTGCCTGACTCTTGATATTTTCTCCTGGGAAATGGTTTGCTGCATGACTACCACATCAGATGGTTCTAATTCCTCTAGTGATACCCCGTTCATGGTTACAGCCATAAGGTTTGCTGATTGCTTTTCAATGTACTTAGCCGGTGAGTCTAAACGGTAGACTCTTGCGTTGGTTGGTGATGGATAGGCTAAAATATTCATAGTTGTGAGATAAACTTAAACTCGGCATTAGTAGGCATTTGCAATAATTTATCCCAACACTCTACTAAGCCATTGCCTATGTCCTGGATATGTCCATAGCTGACTACTTTCTTTCTCAGGATGGGAAAGTCTCCGTTGATATTCCAGTTGTGATACACCGTTTTTATATCAGTGGGAAACCAGGAGCCTTCACCGTCAATCATGATCGTCCAGCCGTTATCCCTGAAACAATCTTTAGCTGCCTCGGTCATGTTCATTTGGGGAGCCTTAAACACTTTCTGGTAGGGTAGTTTGATTTCATTAAAGAAGTTGTCAATCTCTTTAATGTAGTTTTTAGTATCGACATAGGTCATTGAACTAAACTCAGGCGGTCTACCGCTTTTGCGATCTGGATGAGTCCAGCCATGCGGGTAAAACTCCAGCCAATCCATTTCCCTGAGTTCATCGCATAGGTCAGGATGGGCTAGGAAGCTCTCAATCTTTCCTGATTGCCCAGACTCCGGCACGGTAAAGAGAGATACTTTTAAATTAGGGTAGTTCTCTTTTAACTTACGCAGAAAGAACAGATTATTATTGACTGGTGAGAAGTCATCAAAGTTTAGATATATCTGACAGTCATTTCTCTGTTTGGCCTCATCTACTAACTTGTAGTAGGTATCTTTAAACTTCTTCATGCTATCGGGATTATCCAGTTGGGTATTGTGGAAGAAGTGTTGGAGAGTCGCACAAGGCACATCAGCAAAGTCGTAGCCTTTAACGTAGAGACTTAACAGAATGTAGTTATCATCACAGCCATAACCTTCGTACTGTTCAGGCCAGTAGCCAATCTCTTTGAGAGCCTGCATGGGAATTAATAAGCCGTTTCCAGTCATGCGTGACCAGGGGATATCGGAAACCATGATAAAGCCATCTCCTATCTGTCCCTCTCTGCCTTTATATCGCCAATCCCAACTTAGGTGTTCAAAATCTTCAGTTACATTTTCCCTGATCCCACACATAATTAGATTAGGTTTTAAATGGGGCACGAAGCGTTCCAGATAGTTAGGCTTAGGTACGCTGTCCCCCATGCAAAAGATAGCGTAGTCTCCATTAGCTTGCCTAAGTCCCTGGTTGATGTTGCGTGATAACCTCATCCCTTTGTGTTTTTGGCGGTAATACTTGAAGGGAATATCAGTCTTGAGGGTTTCTAGATATTCTTTGGTCCCGTCATCTGAACCGTCATCACAGATATATAAAGCAAAGTCTTTGTAAGTTTGGCTCTCCCAACCTTTAATTACTTTCTCTAAATACTGCTTCTGGTTGTATATCCCGACAATGACACTGATGGTTTCGCTCATACGCTTTTAAGAGTAGTTTTATAGGTAGGGGCAACAGTATTTAACTTGCCCTGCTTGATAAACTCATCGGTTCTGGTAATTGTTTCTAGCTTTCGCAGCTTGAAGTATTCAGGATAGGTCTTGTTTTGACCGATAGTTCCGTCAATATGTTCTGCTCTGTAGTTTTCCATGTAGGCCATAATATAATTGTTAGTGGAAAGCCAGGAAGAAAGTAGTACATCATTTCCTCCATGTAAAAAGGCTACTTTAGGCCAACTAAACTCTTTATACACTTCAATGGGGACTGCCGATACCATCCCGCCAATGTGAGGTACTAAACCCACAAACTCTTTATTAAGCCAGACGTAGTTGTATCGGTAAACTCCACCAGCGTTATTGACTAAGCCCTCTGGGTAAGGGGATAGAGCAATCTGTCTAAATGTCTCATAAATACCCACCATTGCCTTGAGCCAACCATAGGTCTTAAATTCCACATCGTTATCTACTTTAACCACAATGTCATAATCTCCTTTTTTGATCTGGTCTACTATTTGATTAGAGGCAAAAGGAATACCCATGTTTTTATCATTGCTTATTAAGTGATATGGTTTGTACTCTTTGAGGTATGCTTGAGTTCCATCAGTTGAGCCCTGATCGACTATGTAGTGGTCAAACTCATAGCCTGCGGTGAGTCTTAGGCTTCCAAAGGTGCGTTTGGTGTAGTCAAGCCTGTCTTTGGTGAGGGTATAAATAGCCACTTTAAGGGGTTTGTTAGAGCCGATACAACCACAGTTGATCTTGCAAGCGTAGGCATCAAAGGTGGGGGTAAATAGTCCGGTTTGGGGGTCGTACTGGCCATCAGTATTAGTAACCGATTTCATCGACTCGTGGACAGTATATTCAGTTAAGATGATGGGGACATGGAAGAATTTAAAGCCATACTTAGCAATCCTAACCCACAAGTTCCAGTCAATAAACTTTTTAATTGCCTCATCAAATCCACCCACCGTAAACAAAACATCTTTTCTCACTAAAACATCTGAGGTATCTATGTAGTTGCGCTTCATCAGCGTGGAGTAGTCAAAATCGTAGTTAATTCCGATCTGGTCTTTACCTTGTTCTTTATTCTCAAAGTGTATCCACCTATCCCCATACACTACCGCTAATGTCTCGTCTTTACTTATAGCGTTATACAGAGCTTGTAGGTGGTCTGGTCTATACAAATTATCATCATCAAGGAATGCGACTAGATCAGCTTTTGCCCTTTGAATACCGGTATTCTTAGGTTTGGTATCACAGCCAAAGTTATCTAGTTTGTAGTACCTAATGCGTTTATCTTTATAGGAGTTGACTACCTCTGATGTGTTATCAGTTGAGCCATCATCCATGATAAGCAGTTCCCAGTCTTGGAATGATTGCTTGATAACTGACTCAATCGCTCTGGGTAAATATTTAGAGGCCCTGTTGTGGGTTGATAAAACTACTGATATTATTGGTTTCATATTCCTAGCAAGAGGCTGAGAGGAGGAAGCCTGCTAGGAAACTCCCTCCTCACAACCTAGTACCTAGCTACTTTGTTAAACACCGCTAAAATCATCATGCTTTTCAGGATGTGCCCTGAAATAATCCCTGCGTTCAAATAATCGTTTTTTCCTTCCCTTTTCCCATAACCGATACTTTCGGCTTGATTGCGTCCATTTCTTCTTTTCCGCAACAATTAGCTCAGTTGTTTTTTCCTGTTCCTTCCTATTAGCCATCGGATCAACTTTGTAATCCCAAGGAATACCTGTTCTAATAGCCGGACCAGAGCCTACATAAAAGCGAGTCACATTAAATAGGCAGTGCTCGCAAAACTGTTTGTCTTTGTTGGTTTTACGTCCGCATTGTGGACAGTCCCAATTTTTCATAGTTTCTCAACCCTAAAGCCCTGCCTAGCCAGAGCTTTATCCGTTGAATAACTATTCAGCGTTTCTACCTATCGAGTGATAAATAGATTTTGCAAAGTTAGCATTCAATACTCTGGTACCAAAGGTTGTTTTCCAAGCAGCGGAAGCAAGTTTATTAGTTGGATCATTTACTCCTGAAGATCCAAAATCATGGAAGTATGTCTCCAGATTTTGCAGTTTCGTAACACCAAAATAATCTGCTCCGGTAACTAAGGTACAGTGGACTTCTCCAGATGTAGCAATAGCTGACTGGTAGGTAGAATTTTCATTCTTGATGTAAGGCTGACCAGATTGCAAGAACCTGATACCGTACATCTTACCCACCTCACCCGTGAACAACTTATCAGAACCAGCGTACGCATTGGCGTAAATCCAAGCTCCAGTAGAAGTATCACCTTGAAGGTCATAAATACTATCAGAACCGGTTACTGCCAGCCATGAACCATTGATGTTGGTAGCCAAGCCTTTCTCACCATTGGGGCGCATATTGCTTCCAATAGGTATAGCTCCTGATCTATCCAAATCTCTGATTGCTCTACGTAGCTGAGTAACGCTTAGTACGGCTGTTCTTGGTACGGTTGACCACAAGGCCAGGAATGTTCCTGCTGTTACCCCTGCCATTACTCGTGTACCTCCAATAGCTGCGACGTTACGAACTACCTTATCAATATCACGTCCTGCCTGATAACCTAATCTCTGGAAGGCAATCTTTTTAAGATCGTCTTTAGAAGTGGCTACCAGTAAGTCAGTGAGTTTGACAGCTCCGGCATACTGTGAGACTGTTCCAGTCACACGAGTAGCGGACATAGCTTCTGCGGTTGTTGCTATTCCTTCACTTTCGGGATTACTCCTGTCACCAAGATTCTCATACCGTGTCCAAACGACTGCATAGGCATTCTCGCCACTGGGAACGTTTAAATTCCTCTGACCAAGCTGTGTCCACACTAATCTTTTCTCTGCGGTATAGAGTAACTGGTTATCGTAGTATTCCTTTTTGTATGAAGGAGTTAATAGTGCTCTAGTTGTGTTTGCCATATATTATTCACCACCTTTAATGTTGGCTAATCATTTCCCCATTGTCCGTGTTTTTTCAGGTATGCTTCCTGTTCTTCAATCCGTGATGGGTCTTTGAACATCGCATCTACATCGACATTATCAATGTCTGATGCTTCAGGAGAGCTGGTAACGGCTTCTTCAGCCTTCTGTTCAATCAGTCTGGCTGTGACCTGCGCTTTACCTTGCTCATGGCCTCCTTGTCTAATGCCCATTATTTTGCCTACAAAATCACTCAAACGAGTTTTCTTATCGGCTTTTAGTTGGACCTTATACAGTTCAGCTATGTTATTGCTTAACTCCTCGTTGTAGCTGGCAGAATTAGGATTTAACTCCTCAAACTTGCGCTCAATTTCGTTGTAGTCCTCTTTGATTTCCTGCTCCTTGCGAAGCCTGAACTCAACATCGGCTACTCTGGCCTGAACAATGCTATCTGCGGTTTGCATCACGTTGCGTTGATAATCCTCTGGAGTTACTTCTTCGGCATTGGGATCCCAAGGCAGTCCCGTAGTAACTTGAGGATATGGAGTAACCTCCGGTTGGTTGGCAGCGTTGAACGCACCGATATACTGTTCATGTGGCCTGACGCTTTGTTTCGCAAGCTGTTCTTTCAGCCTCTTATTCTCGTTAGCAAGCTCCTGAACCCTATTTATCCCCTTGTCTGATTTGACTTCGGGAAACTCTGACAATGTGCTTTCCTCATGTTCGGGTTGGCTTTCAGTTTCCGTCGAAACTTCTTGCGTTTCCTCTACTTGAGTCGTTTGTTCCTCTGACGGGAAGGAAGGAGTCTCTGTCTCTCCTGTTGTTACGTCTAATTGGTCATCAGCCATGATGCTCCTTTCATACACCCCACTAATTATTGGCACCAGCCAGGGTGATGCTGGTAGAGTTAAGAAACTCTGTTAGAGATAGTGCTCGCTATCCCTAGCGCAATTTCTTAACGATCTTGCCTTCTCTTACTTCCTGTGAGTTATCCAGGTACAAACCATGTTCCATAGGACATGAGGTGCAATATGCGTATGGTCCCTTTTGTCTCCAACTATGGGTTTTAAGCATGGGTACAGTCTCATTGACCATATCCAGTTTTTCACCCTCTTTAAATGAGCTATCTTCCTCAAGCGGTTTTATGTCTTGCTTTGTCATGTTTGGCACTGACTACCTGAGTAGTAAGTTCAACAGTGTTGATAATGTTCTGTAACTCATGTGCTACTAAACTGGACAGAGTGAACCTGACTCCGATATCAGCCATACTTTCAGTCCCATCAAACCTAACCTCAAGTAAATGTCTGTATGCTTCAATCCGACTCTCTAACATCGGCTTAAATAAGGTCAGCCAGTAGTTAGTCGCACTAAACTGAGCCAGCATTTCATCCTGTTTAAGCTCCGGTTCTGTTTCTTTAATTTCCTCTTGTATCTTGGTAAAGAGCTTTGAAAACCCCTGCTCATCGGGCATGACTGCATCACTGTCCATATGGCATAGCAGGAATACCGGCACTGTTACCTAACAGTGGGGGCATCTCTGGTCCTTGTGCGCTTTGTTCTATCTCGGCTGCAAACTGTTCCATCATTTCTGGTGTTACTTGAGCTGGGTTTTGAGCGTTGACTGGTTGGCCTGGTATGCTTTGAGGCATTTGTCCTGGCATTTCCTGTCCTGGTACACCCGTAGGTTGTTCTGGATTGTCTGGAAGTATCTTGTCAATGTTTTTAAGTTTCTTAGCGTTTAAGTATTCCCTAAATAACTGCTTCTCATCTATGCCTAAACGTGGGGCAAAGTTGGGGTCTTTGGTAATTAAGACAAATAGCTCCTGCATGGTAGCAGCTTCACCCTCTAAGTCAGGTTTCATAGTTGATCCGGTTTCCAGCACAAAGTCATACTTGGCTTTAATCATTTCCGGTTTTATAGCCATAGAGCCATACTTCTGTTTGTTATCGAAGAACTCCATCACATCTGGATATTCTTTGTTGATATCCTCTGCCTCTGCTCCAAATATCCGCATTAAGACTGGCTTCTCTAACTTGTTGACGATCATGTTAATCCACTTGTTTTCTCTGTCCTCAATCATCACCTCCATCATGACTCTATCCCATTCATCCCTAGCTGACTCTCTATTTGCAGCCATACGAACTGCTTGTGGAGTTTTACCCATCCCTGCATCTGTACCTTCAGATGTTGAAATATTGGTTGTTCCGGCCTGGTTCATCATAATTGACTTTAAGAAGCCAAAGGTTGACTGGAAGGTAGATAGTCCCTGGGGAGATAACTTTGTTTCCTGGATATGCACATTAGGCATGCCGCCATCTTTTAAGAACCACTTTTCACCAGCTCCCCACTTAACTGAGGACATGATCACCTTTTTGGGGTCCATCTGCATGGGGGGGAAGATTGAGTATTTAACCCCG